ATGATTGTGAGCAGTCGGCACAGGAAGACATCATTGACAGTGGGCAGGATGAGGAGTATAATAATGAGGAACCAAAATCAAAGAAAGCATTTGAGGGATTTAAGTTTTGAACGGTTACTATTCTGTATTTGACCCAGATGGCAAAAAAATTGCCGACTGTGGTATCGAAAGGGATGCAGTTAATCTTATGCATTCTAGAAACAAATACTGGGATGGACACTACTTTATGTTCAATCCTTTACCAGGAGACATAATTAATGTCTCACCGACTAAGCAGCTTCCTACTCATGATATCGTTATCAACATGGATGGCGGTGTTGGTGGTAGTTGGGAAGTAAAATATAATGAGCAACTCCCAAAATCTGATTCTAAACCAATTGATCTAACATGACAGTTTCTATTTCGACTGAAGAAGCAATCCCAAATAAGGTAGATACTGATAAGTATCTTCAATTCGTCAAAGGAGTTACTAGTGCTCCAAGTCTTGAGCATTTAGTTCTTGAAGCTCGTCTTCGTGAACTGGACGCCAATGGCACCAATACTACTCAACTTCTGACTGCTGCTCTTGGTTTAACTGCCGAGTCCGGTGAGTTTACTGAAGTAGTTAAGAAAATGGTATTTCAGGGCAAACCATATAATGAAGAAAATGTGTTTCATATGAAACGCGAATTGGGTGATATCTGTTGGTATCTTGCTCAGGCATGTATGGCTCTGGATACAACTTTTGATGAAGTGATTGCCATGAACGTAGATAAACTTACATCTCGTTATCCTGGTGGTCAATTTAATGTTTACAATTCTGAAAATCGTAAGGAGGGAGACCTGTGATTGAATTTGATGACATAGAACTTATGCAACTTAAGTTCTGTATGGATCAAACCAAAAGTATGATGGCACATCCAAGTGAGCACATGCGCCACGCATCTATTACTAAGAAAGTAGAAGCAGAAATGAATCGTCGTCGTGAAGAAAGTGGTACTTATACCCGTGAAAAAATTCTTCGTGATCTGGAAGCACAAATTAAATCTATGGAAAAAGATCTATGAAAACACTTACAGTAGAAGATTATAAAGCAGCAGGTGATGAGTTTTGGCCAAAGTATTGGTACATTTCCAAAGAACTTGGTGAAGGTGCAAAGGTAGAAGACATTCTAAAAGTAATGGAAACTATCGGTGGAATTGCACTCAAGAAAAAACTTGAAGATAAACTTTCTGGTCCTTTTGGATTCAATAAAAAGAAAGAAGAAGAATCTGAAGAATCCGAGACCCCTTGAGGGTCTTTTTATAATGGGGAATTAGCTCAGTTGGTAGAGCACCTGCTTTGCAAGCAGGCTGTCAGGAGTTCGAGTCTCCTATTCTCCATAAATAAAAATAAAAATGAACTTTGGAGAAGAGGTCTATAATGTCATCAAATCTTTTAGACAATTTGATGTAACAGTAAAATCTGCTAGTTCTAAGAGCACAACTCTTATTGTGAAGGGTCCTGATAGGGCAACAATGCAGGGTAAGATAGAAGAAGCCTTGATGAAATCAAGGATACCTAAGAATAAAATTACTAGAGAGAAAGTAGGAGCATCATCTTTTCCTGCTACTGTAGTGAACTTGACCAGGGATAAAATGGTCATTCTCTACAAACCAGTTAGAAAGGGTGCTGATAGAGGAGCACTTCAAACAAGAAATGTTGAGTCTGCACAATGTTTATATGCTGCTTTAGCATTCAGATCACTAGGTCGTAAAATAAAGGAGACTGATATATCTGTAAGTAATTTTGAAAAGTGTAGACTTTTTATTGATGTTGATGCCAAGTTTGAAGATATGGTAAACATTGCAGATGACTGGGTTGCTTCTTCAATTAAGGGTGCAAACGAATTGTATTCAAAAGTTTCAAAGAATGTTAAATGGACATTCCATAGAGGTAGTCAAAAAGTAAATTTAATTGAGTCAAAATTTAAAGAATTGAATAGAAAGGAAAAGTTGTTCAGCAATATTAATAAATGGAGTCCTGCTGATTTTTATCTGGTTGGTAGTTCTATGGGAGAGACTGATTGGAAGTCTATAAAAGATGTGGCAACTATTAAAGGACTGAACCAACTTATGATTCAGTTTATCAATGAAAATAAATTGATGGGAGTATCACTTAAAAAGATTGCACAAAATGCAAAACCATTTAAGTTTTATAATCTAACAAAAGATAGAAACGCAGGAGATATTAAGTATGTTGGGACGACTATCTTTAAGAAAGATAATAATCCTTTAAGTGCTATGGACACTTTTACAAATTGGAAACCTGGCGGTAGATATGAAATACAATGGAGATCTGATTCTGGAGGACCATCTGGATGGAAAGGTGAAATACAGGGAACATCTGCAAATCAGGGAAAAATATCTTTTGGCCCAATGAATGAAATTTTAGATTCCTTTGATCTTCCAGAAATTCCTAATTATACAAATAGTTCAAAATTAAATGATGTTGCACTAATTAAAGAGATTTATAAAGATATTCAAAGTATTCAGAAAATGAATATGGGTGAAGATGAATTTGTCGCTCAAGTTAAATTGAAAGATGAAAAATGGAAGTATGCAAAATTTACAGGAGTTAAATTTGCCAAGATTCTAGAGTCACAAAACAAAACTGTGCAAGATAGAATTGTGAAAGAAATTTACTTCTATGCAAATTCACAATCACCTAATTCTGGCCCCTACGGAAAAATAGAATAAATAATACATACCGACTAATATGATGACGAAGAGTTTATCACAATTTCTAACCGAAGCGAGAACATCTAAAGCAGCAGATCAAGCGAAGAAGCTTAAACTGAAGGGAGATGGTCATGGAGGCTGGTACGATGAAAAAGGAGAATTTGTTGCTAAGACTGTTGACGGAGAACTGAAGTTTTATAATCAGGGAGAGAGACCAGGACAAGATCCTCCGCAGGATAGATCACCCAATAATCAAAGACCAGTTGCTACTCAAACTAAACCAACAGCACCTGCACCTACACCAGCAGCTTCTGCACCAGAAGAACCTGCATCAAGTTCTACACCAACTTCAACTCTTACAGTTACGTTTGGTAGATTCAATCCACCAACAACTGGTCATGAGAAGTTGTTACAGGCAGCCAAAAGAATTTCTGGTAATGGAACTCTATTGATCTATCCTTCTAGATCTCAGGATGCTAAGAAGAATCCTCTTGATGCTGGAAAGAAGGTTGGATATATGAAAAAGATGTTCCCAGAATTTGAAGAGAATATAGTTGATGATGATAGTAAGAGAAATATATTTGATGTACTGACTGCAGCATCAGAACAAGGATATAAAAAAGTTAATATTGTTGTTGGGGCAGATAGAAGAGCAGAATTTCAAAACTTAGCTCATAAGTATAATGGAGATCTCTATGAATTTGATGAGATTGATGTAGTATCTGCCGGTGCCAGAGATCCTGATGCAGAGGGTCTTGCTGGAATGTCTGCTTCTAAGTTGAGAAAGGCAGCTGCTGAAGGAAACTATGATGGTTTCGCTGCTGGTATGCCAAGCGGTTTTGATGCTAAAAAGATTTATGCTGATGTCCGAAAGGCAATGGGTGTCAAGGATATGAAAGAATCTTATGGTTTATGGGAGATTGCTCCAAAGTATGATTCAAAAACACTGAGAGAGAAGTATAGAAATGAGGAAATTTTCAATCTCGGTGATATTGTGGAGAACATGAATACAGGAATGATTGGTGAGATTGTAAGAAGAGGGACCAATCATCTTATTTGTGTAGCAGAAGGAAACTTTATGTTCAAGGCCTGGATTCGTGATGTTGCCGAGGCTGTTGTGAACTATCCTGGTCCATCTGGAGTTGACAGTGATCAAAGATTGGTTGGGACTGATGCCTTCAGAGAATATGTAATGAGGATGACTGAAACAACAGGAATTAAGAATTTCATAAATAAATATAAGAAAAAGACCTAGTAGTAACAAAATGTCTGATCATTTGAAAAATCTTTCTCAAGTTTATCTTGAGCAAATTGCCGAGTCTGCTGTTCCTGGTAA